GGTCGATGGTAAGGGTCCTGGCTCGTTCCTGCCGGGTGCGCTGGCCGCGGTCGGCATCCAGCTCCCGGAGGACCCGGAGCGGCCTGAACGGGGTGATCTGCTGGTGATGGGGTCCACGGACGTGGCCACCGCGTGGGGCGAGTTCCTGGAGGCCATCTCGCCCGAGGCTGACGCGCTCCGGCACATCGGCCAGCTCCCGTTGGAGGCCGCGGTGGCATCGGCGAACACGAGGCCGCTCGGTGACGCGGAAGCGCTCGGCCGCCGGATCTCCGGTGCGGACATCAGTCCTTTGGTCGGAATCGTGCACGCGCGATGGGCTTTCGGGCAGCGATCATCTATCCTGGCGCCATCTGACGTGGACCCGGGAGCGTGGTACGTGTGAGCGCTCGTCTGCGCACCGCCCGAGCGATAACCCCCGGCCGCGCGCTGGCGCTCCCCCGCGGTACCCGTTCCCAGAGCGTGGCCCGGCAAGCGGTCCAGATGGTCCAGCTCTACGGCGAGCCGAACGCGGAGCAGCCATTCACCTCGTTCGCCGAGTACGCCCGCGGCGCGTACGGCGCTCAGGGGTACCCGGGCAACTCCGTGGTGTTCTCGTGCATCGACCGGCGAATGTCCGTGTTCGGCGAGGCCACGTTCAAGTGGCGGGACCTCAAGAGCAAGCGCATTTACGGCTCCCCGGCGCTGTCCAAGCTGGAGGCCCCGTGGCCGGGCGGGACCACCCAGAGCCTGCTCCACCGGGCCGAGCAGGATGCGAGCCTGGCCGGTAACGCGTTCGTGCGGGACGCCGGCAATCGCCTGGAGCGGCTCCGCCCGGACTGGACCACGATCGTGTCCCGGGTCACCACCGATGAGCTCGGCGAGGAGATTCGCGAGGTCATCGGCTTTGTCCACGACCCGCAGGGCGAGGACGGGGACCGCGAGGCCGCGTTCTATCCGGTGAGCGAGGTCGCGCACTGGGCGCCTATCCCGGACCCCCTCGCCAACTTCCGCGGCATGTCCTGGCTGACCGTGGTGGTCCGGGAGCTGGTCGGGGACGCGCGGATGTCCGAGTACCGCGAGAAGTACTTCACGAACGCGGCCACGCCCAACCTGGTGATCAAGTACTCCCAGAAGATGGCCCCGGAGCGGATGGAGCGGCTCCGGACGGCCATCGCCGCACGGCACGCCGGCGCGGAGAACGCGTTCGGGACGCTCGTGCTGGACGAGGGCGCGGACTTGACCATCGTGGGCAAGGACATGGTGGGTAGCGCGTTCGACGTGCTCCAGGCCGCGAGCGAGACCCGGGTGTGCATGGCGGCCGGCGTCCCGGCCATCGTGGCCGGTGCGCGCCAGGGCATGGAAGCCAGTGCGATCGGGGAGTACCAGACCGCGCTCCGGGCGTTCGCGGACCTGAAGATCCGCCCGAACTGGCGCGGCCTGTGCGGTGTGCTTCAGAAGCTGGTGGATACGCCGGCCGGTGCCCAGCTCTGGTACGACACCACCGACGTGTCCGCGCTCCAGCAGGGCGAGCAGGACATGGCCACCACGAGCCAGACGCAGGCGGCCACCATCAATGACTTGGTCATGAACGGCTTCACGCCGGACAGCGCGGTGGCCGCGGTCACCTCGGGGGACATGACGCTGCTCAAGCACACCGGTCTCCCCTCGGTTCAGGTCCAGCAGCAAGGCCAGGCCGGACCGCCGGCCGAGAAACCCGCGGATCCACAGGCATCCTCGAGCCCAGCGGACAATACGGACACAACGGACACGGGCTCGAGCCCGGCAGAAGGGGCGTGACCATGCGAGAGGCGTACGCGCGCGTCTTCGCGCTGGACGACATCCAGGTGGTATCCCGGGCCAAGGGCGGGGACGGGCGGACCGTGGAGGCATACGCCGCCGTCTTCAACGTGCCCAAGGAGATCCACGATCGCAACGGTGACTACACCGAGGTCATCCACCCGACCGCCTTCAACCGCACCTTGAGCCAGGGCGCGGCCACCCGGTCGCTCTACCTGTACAACCACGGGCTGAGCGTGGTCGACGGCCGGCCCGAGGCCATGTTCCAGGTCCCGCTCGGCTCCCCCACCTCGGTGACCGCGGACGGCAAGGGTCTGCGGACCGTGGCGCGCCTGAACCGCTCGGCGCTGGCGGACGCCACGCTGGAGGCGGTCAAGGCCGGGGACATCAAGGGGTACAGCTTCCGCGGGAACGCCTACCGCTCCGAGCCGGCCAAGACCCCGCGCGCCCGCAAGGGCGAGGCTCTGCCGACCGTGACCCGGATGGAGCTCAGCCTCCAGGACTTCGGGCCCACGCCGAGCCCGTACTACGAGGAGGCGGCCATCGTGGCCGTGCGGAGCATGCCTCTGCTACTCTCCGAAATCAACGGGCTCACGGAGTCCGAGCGCGTGGAACTGCTCCGCGCACTGATTGGCGCCACTCCCCTCGGGGACCCGGCCGCTCCGCCCGCTGCCGACCCGGCACCCGGCCCCGAGGACCCCACGCCGCCTGTGGCGCGCTCCAGTCGGGACAAGGACATCGCTCGTGCGCGTGCTCTCGCGCTCTGGGCGGACGTCAGCCGGATGGAGATGGCAGTCAGGTGAAGCGACGGCAGAGTGAGCTCATCGTCGAGGAGATGGAGATTCTCCGGGCCGAGGTGGAGCTCATCGCGAAGATGGAGGTCCCGGACGAGGAGGCGGACAACCGCTCCGAGTACGAGACCGCCATTGCCCGCTCGGACGTGCTCCGGGCCGAGTGGAAGACCAAGAAGTCCGCGTACGACGCGGCCGTCGCGCGCGAGCGCGAGGTGGACGAGATCATGCGCGCCCACCAGGAGCAGGCGAACAACGAGCGCGGTGCCGAGCGCCGCGGGCCGGGTGTGGTCCGGACCCGGGACGCGTTCGAGGAGGACGCCGAGCTGACCCAGCTCGCCCGGTCCACGAGCCGTGGCAGCGTGGAGGCGGTCAACTTCGACCCCGAGCCCATCATTGAGCGGGCCAAGCTCGCGGTGGAGCAGGCCCCGCGGTGGGTGTCGGACGAGGCCAAGGAGCGCATGCTCCAGCTCCTGGAGGTCGATTCCGAGAAGCACACGCCGCTCATCGCGCGGCACATCCTCCTGACCGGTGGCCGGGCGTACGCCGAGGGGTTCAAGGAGCACGTCCGCTCCGGCGGTCGGATCATCCCGGACGTTCTCCGGGCGGCCATGTCCCTGACCTCGGGCAACGGCGGCGTGCTGGTCCCCCACTACCTGGACCCGACCATCATCCTCACGAACGCCGGCGTGTACGGCGGGACGATCCGGTCCATGGCGACCGTGAAGACGATCGCCACCAAGACGTGGGAGGGCGTCACCTCGGCCGGCGTGTCCGCGAACTGGACCGCAGAGGCCACCGCCACCTCGGACAACTCCCCGACGTTCGGCGCTCCGTCGATCGACGTCAAGAAGGCCGACATCTGGATCACCGGCTCGTACGAGGTGTTCGAGGACTCCGGGTTCAGTTCGGACCTCGGCATGCTCCTCGCGGACGCCAAGAGCCGGCACGAAGAGGCAGCGTTCGCCACCGCGAACAGCATCGCCACCCGGCCGCGCGGTGTGGTGGCCGCGGTGGCTGCGGTGACCGCCTCCATCGTCACCTCCATCACGACGGCCGCGTTCGTGGTGGGTGACGTGCACAACGTCTCCAACGCGGTCAACCCGCGGCAGGAGCAGAACCTGGCGTGGCTCGCGCACAAGGCGATCTACTCCAAGGTGCGCCAGTTCGACACCTCGGGCGGCGGCGGCTTCTGGGCCAACCTCCAGGTGGGCCAGCCCCCGATCCTGCTCGGCGCGCCCGCGATGAAGTCCGCGAGCATGACCAGCGTGATTACGACCGGCACGAACATCCTGCTGGCCGGGGACTTCTCGCAGTACTACATCATTGACCGGATCGGCATGTCGGTGATCTACGACCCGCTGGTGAAGACCACCGCGTCCGGCGCCGCGCCGACCGGCCAGGCCGGCTGGTACGCCCACTGGCGCGTGGGCGCCGACGTGGTCAACGCGGACGCGTTCCGTCTGCTCCAGCTCAACCAGGTGGCCGCGGCCACGGCCCTGGCGTAAGCGCCCCCGGTAGCTCCGGGGACGAGATGGTGGGGCCGGCCGTTTCTCCGTGCGGCCGGCCCCACGCACACGGAGAGGAATGTGATGCAGGACACAGTAAAGGATCAGGGGGCCCCGGCCCTCTCTCCTGATGAGCGGGTGGTGTACGGCTATCTCCGGCCCACCAACGTCCACGGCGACTTCATGGAGTGCCTGCTGGACATGGTGGCCTGGGACCGACAGCACGCCGGCCGCATCGCGGGCCGGCTCGGGTTCCGCTCCAGCGCCAACCTGGCGTCCGGCCGTAACATGATCGTCCAGCACTTCCTGGAGCACTCGGACGCCGGCTGGTTGCTCATGCTGGACACGGACATGACCTTCCCGCCCAACGTGGTGGATCTGCTGCTGGCCAGCGCGCACCCGGAGAACGCCCCGATCGTCGGCGCGCTGTGCTTCGGGTTCGATGAGCGCGGTGACGTCCAGCCCACGCTCTACGGCCTGGAGCCTGACCCGGAAGCGCCCGAGGACCCGGCCCGCCTGCTGGTGACCCGGTACCACGACTGGCAGCCCGAGGCCCTCGTCCCGGTGGCCGGCACGGGCGCCGCGGCACTGCTCATGCACCGCTCGGCGCTGGAGAAGATCAAGGCGGACGGCTACTCGGCGGCGTACCCCTGGTTCCAGGAGCTGGAGCACGGTGGGCGCGCGGTGGGGGAGGACCTCGGGTTTTGCTTCCGTGCGGTCCAGTCGGGTATCCCCATCTACGTCAATACCGCGGTCCAGGTCGGGCACATGAAAGAGCGCGTCCTGACTGCGGAGACGTTCTTTCTGTCCCGGGGCCTCCTGGCCCCCACACACCCGGGAGCGGCTGTATGAGCAAGATCTACGAAAGCACGCACGAGGGCGCGGTGTCCTACGGCGAGGACGGGCTGGCCACCGTCCATCTGTGCAAGGGCCAGCAGTTCGACGAGGGCACGGACATCGTGGTGGCCCGGCCGGACCTGTTCAAGGAGGCCGGGGAGAAGATCCAGGTCTCGGAGAAGGTCCAGGTGGACGGCACCACCACGGACCGGGACGGCCACCCGATCGACGAACCCACCACGGACGACGGGACCACGCTCACGCCGGACACCCAGACCGAGGTCCGGGACGGTGTGCCGCTCGTGAGCGACTCCATCCCGTCCAAGCCGACCAAGAGCGCCAAGACCACGGACACGAGTAAGTCATGAGCCTGGTGAAAAGCCTGGTCTCCGGGTTCGTCGGCTACGTGGAGGACGGGGCCCACCGTGAGGCGCACCTGGAGGTGGGTCAGGAGTTCGACGCGGACAGCGTCATCGTCCTGGCCCGTCCGGAGCTTTTCACCACGCGCCCTGTCGATGAGCCTGCTCCGGCCCGGGTCGTGCGCCCGGGTCGGGCGGGTTCCGCCCGAGGGCCCCGCGTGCCCGACCCGGCGGCCCCGACCGACCCGACCGACCCGAACGGAGCGCCGCGTGTCCTCTGACCTCGAGGCGAACGGACAAAACGGACATGTGCTCGAGGATGCGCCCGAGCTGGTCGTGATCGTGCCCTCCCGCGGCCGGCCTGAGGCCGTGGCCGAGCTGGCCGCCGCGTTCTCCGAGACGTGCACCGCGCGGACCCGGCTCGTGTTCGCCATCGACGATGACGACCCGGCCGGCCACCTCTACCTCATGGCCGTGGTCGACCGGGTCCGCGAGAGCGGTCAATCGCTCGGCATCCGCTCGGACTCGGCCAACAGCATGGTGGAGGCCCTGAACCAGGCCGCTCGGGCCGTGGTGGGTGCCGAGCATCCGCCGTACGCCGTGGCCTTCCTGGGGGACGACCATCGGCCGCGGACCCGCGGGTGGGACACCGAGTACCTGACCGCGCTCCGCCAGCTCGGCTCCGGCCTGGTCTACGGGGACGATCTCGTCCGCGGCGAGGCGCTGCCCACGCAGGTGGCCATGACCGCGGACATCGTCCGCGCGCTTGGCTGGATGGCCCCGCCCGTGCTCGGTCACCTGTACGTGGACGACTTCTGGCGCAACCTCGGTGTGCACGCCGGCTGCATCCGCTATCTCCGCCACGTGATCGTGGAGCACCTCCACCCGGTGGCCGGGACGGCCGAGCTGGACGCCGGGTACGAGCGCGTCAACGCGCCCGAGGTCTACGCCCGGGACGAGGCCGCCTGGCGCCGCTTCATCGCCGAGGGCGCGTTCGCGGCGGCCGTGGCCGCGGTCAAGGCGCTCCAGCCGGCCGACCCGAAGCGGGAGCGGCTCATCGGCATGGCGCGAGCCTCCCTCGTGGCCGAGGCCGCCTACCTCACCGGCGGCCGGACCGTGGCCGACGTGGCCGAGGGGCCCACCGACCTGGCCTATCTCCTCGGCCCCGCACTCCAACTCCGCCACTCCCCCGAGCCGCTGGCGGCCGACGTGGTGTGCGTGACCGGGCTCCAGGCCGGCGCGGCGCTCGCGCTCGGGTCCCGGGCGGCCGTGATCGCGGGTGTGCCGCTCACCGAGCTGGCCGCGGCCGGCTACACGCTGCTTCGGACCCGAACGATCGGGGACTACCCGATCGCGTTGGGGGTCCGCCGATGATCACCCGTCTCCGTCCCGCGTACAGCCCGGATGAGCTGGCCAAGATCTACGCGCGCCCGCATGACGCCGGCCCGCTCGTGGACCACCAGTTCCGCATCGCGGACACCGTGGAGCACGGCACGAGCCGCGGCTGGCGGCCGTGGCCCTCGGCCGCGGACCTCTCGTGCGGGGACGGGACCATCCTGCGCAGCATCCGTGCGGACCAGAAGTTCTACGGCGATCTCGCGCCCGGGTACCAGTTCCAGGGCCCGCTGGAGCAGACGATCCACGAGATCCCGTACGTGGACCTGTTCGTGTGCTGCGAGACCCTGGAGCACCTGGACGATCCCCTGGCCACGCTCAAGCTGATCCGCGGCACGTGCCGTTTCCTGCTCCTGTCCACGCCCGTGGACGCGGGCATGGACGAGAACCCCGAGCATTACTGGAGCTGGTCCAGGGGTGACGTGGAGGCGATGTTGGCCGAGGCCGGCTTCATGGACTGGACGTACCGGACCTCTGACCACCGCGCGGCCGGGTACCGCTACTGCTTCGGCATCTGGCTCGCGTCATGAGGGCGCTCGTCACCGGCGCGGCCGGCTTCATCGGGCGGCATTTCGCGGCCGAGCTCCGGGCCCGCGGCTGGACCGTGGCCGCCACGGACGTCCGGCCGGCCCCGCTCGTGGCCGCCGAGGACATGCGCTCGTGGCTGCGGTGGGACACCGCCCGCTACGACCTCGTGGTGCACGCCGCGGCGCGCAGCCCACACCGGGCGGCCATCGACTCGGCCCCGGCCATGCACCTGGAGAACCGGGAGCTGGACGCCGCCCTGTTCCGGTGGGCCGTGGCCACCGGTCAGCACCGGGTGCTGTACTTCTCGTCCTGCGCCGCGCTGGACCGGACTGTCCTGGACGACTACGGGCTCACCAAGCTGGCCGGTGAGCAGATGGCCGCGGTGACCCGGCGGGCCGGCGTCCCGGTGACCGTGGTCCGGCCGTTCTCCGGCTACGGGACCGACCAGGGCGAGGACTGGCCGTTCGGGGCCTTCCTCGCGCGGGCCAAGCGGCGGGATGATCCTTTCGTGATCTGGGGTGATGGCCGGCAGGTGCGGGACTGGGTCCACGTGGATGACATCGTGGCCGAGTCCCTCCTGGCCGTGGACTCCGGCACGGCCGCCCCGGTCAGCCTGTGCACGGGCGTGGGCACGTCCATGACCGAACTGGCCACCCTCATGTGCACCGAGGCCGGATACAGCCCCACGTTCGCGTACAGCGGGCAGAGCGGGGGCTCTCCGCGGCGGGTCGGAGTACCCGGGTTCGTCCGTCCCAAGATCAGCATTGCCGAGGGAGTAGCGAGGGCGTTCCGTGGCTAGCTTCGTGTTCAATGTCGCCAAGGGCTCGATTGCCTACTACGCCGGGCTTCCGGCCGCATCGGACCGCCTGGTGGCCATCCCGATCGAAGCCTCGGGCGTGGTCAGCGATGCGACCATGGTCGACTACGATGACGTGGCCACGCTGCTGGCCGGCGCCACGAACGAGCAGACCACGATGGGCCGCAAGACCCTCGCGTCCGTCACGGTCACCGTGGACGACACGAACGACCGGGTCAACATCGACTGTGCGGACATCACCTGGACCGCGGCCACCGGCAACGCCATCTCGGACATTCTCATCGCCTACGACCCCACCGGGGCGTCCGCGGACAGCGCCCTCGTGCCGCTCACCTTCCACGACTTCTCCGCCACCCCGGACGGCACGGACATCACGGCCACGGTCTCGGACTTCGCCCGAGCAGGCTGACGTGAGCGTCCTCTCCTGGCCGAACACGGCAGCCACGAAGATCAACATGACGGTGGCCACGATCGGGGCCATCGGGTCAGGCGCGTACACCATCGTGGCCCTGACCAAGCCGGTCGGCAACCACGGCATCTTCGGCGCACAGGTCACCTCGTCCTACGACCGCGAGCTCATCGTGGACGCGGCCAAGTGGTACGGGGCCGGGGACTTCTCCGGGTTCGGCACCGCGTCCACCACACAGTGGCAGATCATCGGCCAGAGCAAAGCCGCCGGCTCGAACACCTACCGGTGGCACTACTGGAACTACGACGCGGGCGGGGCCAAGACGCATACGGCGGGGACGGGCGCGCACGGCGATCCGGGCGCGATCACCGTTGCCCACCTCGGCCAGGGAGACAACCGGGGCAACGGCCTCATTGCGTGGGTCGGTATCTGGAAACGCGTCCTGTCCGATGCGGAGTTCGACGGAGCGTGCACCGCCGCTCTCCAGGACTGGTACAACCTGACCCCGGACGCGCTCTGGCCGTGCAACGTGGCCGCCGCGTCCGTGGTGGACGTGACCGGACACGGTAACAACGCGTCCTCCGTGGACGGCACCATCTCCCTGTCCGGCACCGACCCCACCGGGTACAGCTTCAATATCTCGTCCGGGCTGACGCAAGCGCTGCCCGTGGCCAGCTACACCGAGGCCGGCCAGGGGTTCGGGCGGACCAAGCGCCGAACCCTGACGGCCGCGGCCACCACAGACACCGCGGTGACCCTCGGCCGGACCAAGCGCCGGACCCTGGTGGTCGCGTCCACCGCGGACGTGGCCGCGACGCTCGGCCGCCTGAAGTCCCGGGCGCTCACGCCGGCCACGAGCGCGGACACCGCCGTGGCTGTGGGCAAGCGCAAGCGGCTGGACCTGGCCGTGGCTGTCGAGACGGACACGGCCGTGGCGCTCGGCGGTGCCGTGGTGCTGGAGCCCGCCGGCGTGGGCCCGCGGCGGGTCACGTCCAGCGCCCGCGGCCGGGCCGTTACCGGTGCGTCCGCGGGCCGTCACGTCCAGAGCAGCGCGAGGGGGCGGACATCATGACCGACGTTCGGGACGTGGGAGACGGCTACCCCATCCGGTACGAGGCGCGGGACCCGGACACGAGCGCACTCACGGACGCCACCGTGGCGCTCACCATCACGGACCCGTCCGGGGTCACGACCACGCCGGCCGTGACGCACACCGGAACGGGTCTCTACGACTACACGATCCCGCTGACCGCGGCCGGGACGTGGTTCTGGCGATGGGACGCGTCCGGGACGATCGCGGACCGGGCGTACGGGTCCGTCCTCGCGTCCGTCCCCGCCCCGCAGACGTACGCGTCCCTCCAGGACGTCAAGGATTTCCTCAAGATCACCGATACTCGAGATGACGCCGAGCTGATGCGGCGGCTCGTGGCCGGCACCCGGCGCATTGAGCTGGACACCGGCCGGCGCTTCTGGACGTACCCCGAGGTAACCACGCGCACCTACCGGGCCACGCACCCGACCTTGCTCATGGTGGACGACTTCACGGTGACCGATGACCTCGTCATCGAGATCGGCCGGGGCACCACCTGGACCACCCTGGCCACGGTGTCCCTGGATGACGTGGACCTCCTACCGCTCAACGCCGAGCAGGACAACCGCGCGGTGGAGTGCATTGAGCGGACCACCGGTGTGTGGCCGGTCTACGGGCCCAACCGGGTGCGGATCACGGCCCGGCCGGGCTGGCCGGCCATCCCCGAGGACATCAACACCGCCTGTTGCATCCAGGTGGCGCGCCTGTTCAGCCGCAAGGACAGCGTGACCGGAATCGTGGGCAACTCCGAGTACGGCCCGGTGCGGGTCACTCGCTACGACGCGGACTATGACAACCTCATCCACCCGTACGTGAAGGTGCGCCCATGAACATCGAGGCCGTCATGGACGAGATCGCGGACAGGCTCCGGACTATCCCGAGCCTGGCTGGCCGGACGTACGAGTGGCCGCCGGGCTCGCTCACGCCGCCGGCCGCGTTCGTGGCCTACCCGGGGCCGGGGACGTATGACCTGACGTACCAGCGGGGCCACGACCGTACCGAGGGCAGTTGCCTCGTGCTGCTCGGCCGGCCGTCCGAGCGGGCCACGCGCAGCCTGTACGCCGCCTACGTCTCCGGCTCGGGCACCGAGAGCGTGAAGGCGGCCGTGGACGGAGACGAGGGCGACTACACCTCGTGCGAGTCGGTGACCGTGACCGGGTGGGACGTGGACGTGGTCGCCATCGGCGGCACGGACTACCTTGCGGCCGTGTTCACCCTGGACATCATCGGCCCCGGAACCGAGTAGGAAGGAAGGCCATGGCCAAGAGTAAGAACCTCGTGGTCCTCATCGCGGGCACGGACATCAGCCAGTTCTGTGACTCGAACGAGCACCACGTGAAACCGGACATCGTGGACAAGACCACGTACGGCAAGAACGCGCACGTCAAGGAGGGGACGCTCCTGGACGGTAACGGCTCGCTCGGTGGTATCTACGACTCGTCCACGAGCGTCGGTCCGCGGGCCGTCCTCCAGCCGCTCGTGGGCACCACGGTGACGTACATCCGCCGGCCGGAGGGTACCGGGACGGGTAAGCCCCAGGACACGGTCAACGTGGTCGTGGGGGAGTACGTCGAGACCGCACCGGTGGCGGACATCATCCGCTGGACGTGCGCCCTGGAGTACTCGGACGACGTCGTCAGTACGTACCAGTAGGGAAGGAAAGATCATGGGCGCATTGAGCCTCACCACGCCAGCCCGCGGCGGCACGGTCATTGCCGGTGCGAGCGTGTCCACCTCGGACACACTCAGCCGTGCCGTCCTCGGCAACCGCGGTGTCAACCTGGAGATCATCAACGGGAACGCGGCCACGAACACCGTGACCATCTCGGACGACTCGACCACGACCGAGGGCGCGCCCGCGGCCACCATCACGGCTACGATCGCGCCGAGCACGAGTCAGGTGTTCAAGGTGCTGCCGCAACAGGTGAACGGCACCACGGGCAACGTCACCGTCACCAACTCCGTGACCACCTCGGTCACGGCCAAGGTGACCCCACGCGGGTAACGAAAGGCAACGGACAGCATGGACAGCATGGACGAAGAGGCGCCGCGCCGGTATGCCAGCGCAGACGAGTTCTTCTCGGCCGAGCTCCCCGAGGAGGACGTGGAGATCCGGCCCGGGAAGTGGGTGCGGGTCCGCGCCCTCACCCGGGCCGAGATGATCCGGGCCCAGAAGATGGAGGACCGCCGGCTGGACCAGGAGCGGTACCTGGTCTCGCTGGCGCTCGTCCAGCCGCGGATGACCGAGGACGAGGTGGGCCGGTGGCAGCGCTCCAGCGCCTTCATGGAACTGGAGCGCATCGGGCGCGTGATCAACCGGCTCGGCGGCATCGGCCGGGATGCCGCCAAAAGTGATCTACATGCAGATGGAGACGACTGACCTGGAGTTCGAGTTCTACCTGGCCACCAAACTCGGGAAGACGGTGGCCGAGGTCCGGCAGATGAGCCAGGCCGAGTACATCGGCTGGACCGTCTACTACGGACGCAAAGCACAGCGCCTGGAGCTGGAGCGGGCTAAGAGCGGGAGGTGAGCGGTGGCGAAAACCGTGCTGGCGGTGGCCGGCCTCAACGACATGCGCAAGGGCCTGAAGGGCATCGACAAGGACCTACCCAAGGGCGTCCGGATCATGCTCAACTCGGTGGCTCAGATCGTGGTGGACGAGGCCAAGCCGCACATCCCGTCCAAGAGCGGGAAGGCTCGCGGGTCGCTCAAGGCCGCGTCCAGCCAGGGCACGGCCCGTATCTCGGCCGGCGGCCGGGCCGCGCCGTACTACCCCTGGCTGGACTTCGGTGGCTCGGTCGGCAAGAACAAGTCGATCAAGCGTGACTTCTACAAGAGCGGGCGCTATATCTACCCTGCCGTGGCGCGGCGCCAGGACGATATCCAGGATGCGCTCCTGAAGGGCGTCACGGATCTGGCCAGGGCGAACGGGGTCGATGTCTCGTGAGTAACCAGATCAAGCTCACCTTTCTCGGTGACGCGGACTCCCTGAGCAAGGCCACCAAGAAAGGCGATGACGCGCTCGGCAAGCTGAACAAGACCGCGGACGCGTCCGGCAAAGCGCTGGCCAACGAATCCAAGGCCAGTGCGGACCTCGGTGGCAAGCTCGGCCACCTCGGCTCGGCGTTCACCGGTGTCAACGACGCGGTGGGCGCGGTCACCGATGGGATGCAGGCGCTCATCGATTACCAGCGCGCGGGAGCGGAGCGCGCGTCCCGCCTGGCCCACGCCGAGAACGACGTGGAGCAGGCCATGATGGACAGCGAGCAGGCCGCCGCGGACCTCCGTCAGGCTCAGCTTGACCTGAACCAGTCTCGCCTCGATGGGCGCCAGGCTGCGCTGGATCTCGCGCAGTCTGAGATCGACCAGCAGCAAGCACAGCTCGACGCGGCCACCGCGCAGAAGGACTACAACGAGGCCGTCAAGGAGCACGGGAAGAACAGCATCGAGGCGCGGCAGGCTGCGATCGACCTGAAGCAGGCCCAGCAGGATCTCAACCAGGCGCTGCTGGACGGCTCACAGGCTGCGCAGGACGCGGCCCAGTATCAGGAGGACGGTAACCAGGCGCTGCTGGACGGGAAGCAGGCCGCCATCGATGCCAAGGGCGCGCAGCTCGATCTCATCGACGCGCTTCGCGAGGCCAAGCCGACCGACGCTGAGAAGCTCGGCGAGAACCTCCAGACGTACAGCTCAGTGATCTCGGCCATTATCGGCATCCTGTCCTTGGCCACGGCTGCGCAGTGGCTTTTCAACGCGGCACTGTGGGCCAGCCCCATTACCTGGATCGTGCTGGCCATCGCCGCGTTCATCGCCATTATGGTGTACCTGGCCGTGAAAACGACCGTGTTCCAGGACACCTGGAAGGCTGTCTGGGGCTTCCTCAAGGACGTTGGCGCATGGTTTGCCGGTCCGTTCGCGGACTTCTTTGTCCGCGGGTGGAAGCTCGTATCGAACCTGTTCGACATGTGGTGGGAATCGATCAAGAAGATTCCCGGCCAGTTGAAGAACGTGTTCTCGTCCATTACGGACTTCATCGTGGCGCCGTTCCGAGCCGGCTTCAACATGGTCGTGGCCGCCTGGAACGCCACCATCGGCCGGCTGTCCTGGACCGTGCCGAACTGGATTCCGGGCATCGGCGGAAACAGCATCAGCGCGCCCAAGCTCTCCAAGTACCACCAGGGCGGCATCGTGCCCGGTGGTCTCGGTGCGGAGACCTTGGCCGTACTCCAGGCCGGTGAGCGAGTCACGCCCGCGGGTGGCGGTGGAGACGAGGTGGTCACGCTGGAGGCCGGCAGCGAGTTTGACGCCATGGTGCTGGACAGTGTCCGGCGCTCGGTCGGCATCCGCGGCGGGGACCCGGTCCGAGTCCTGCGAGCCACGCGTGGCTGAGCACAACGTCGGGGTGGAGCTGTACTACAGCGGGGCCTGGCAACGCGCGCCCATCCTGACCCGCAACCGCATCCGGTACATGCGCGGATCCAAAACGCCCGGGAACGACACCGAGCCGGCCAGCGCCTCGGCCACCATCGACAACACCACCGGGAACTACGCACCCAAGAGCGCCACCTCGGCGTTGCGCGGTCTCATCGGGCAGAACACGCCGGCCCGCGTGGTGCTCGGGTCCTCGCCGCGGATGACGGGCGAGGCCGCTTCATGGAAGCCACAGCGCCCGGTCAAGGGCAGCGGTTGGACCGACCTGGAGATTGCCGGGGTCCTCCAGCGGATCGGCCGCGGGACGGACCCCGTGCGTTCCGCGCTCTACCGCGCGAATGTCGGGCTCGGCCCTGACCTGTACTGGCCGATGGAGGACGGGACCACCGCGGGCACTGATGGGGCCGGCTCCGGCCTCCAGGGCGGCACGCCCCTTGCGCAGGCCACCTCGCTGGCCCCGACATGGGCAGACGCGGATGACCTCCCGGGCAGCGCACCGCTGCCCAAGCTCCTGGACGCGCTCACGGACTGGGAGGACGGCCTGTTCGTCAACCCCGGCCCCGGCTCGTCCACAAGCGCCTGGACCGTGTCCATCTGGTTCAAAGGCACGATCGTGGACAACACGATCACCATCCCTATCGAGCTGATCACGTGGGGCGGGAAGCCTGACACCGCGCGGTTCCCGTTCGAGTTCGACATCTACAAGGACTCCAGCCTGAACACCGGCTACGTGTTCGGCCTGGACTTCTCGGCGTACTGCACCATCACCAAGGACATCAGCGGGGACCCGTTCGATGGGGGCTGGCACCACATCGTGGGGACGTGCACCCAGAACGGGGCCAACCTGGACATGGCCCTGTACGTGGATGGCGTGCTCATGGACGCCAGCACCACGTCCAGCCCGGCCTACACCCAGCGCGCGGTCCAGGACATCACGCTGGTCCGCAACCTCCCCGAGTCGGACCCGTCCCTGGTGACCTTGCACGTGGGCCACCTCGCAGTATTCCCGCGGGTGCTCACCGACGATGAGATCTATGACCTGCACTGGGCCGGCCGCGGCTGGGTGGGCGAGACGGCCGCCGCGCGGTTCGTGCGCCTGTGCGCCGAGGAAGGTCTGGACTCCACGCTGCGCTACAACACCGCCGGCTCAATGGCGATGGGGCCACAGCGTACCGTGACGCTGCTGGAGTTGTTCGACGAGATCGCCCGGACGGACAACGGCTGGATCTTCGAGACTCGGGCCGGTGCGTTCGACAGCCCCACCCAGAGCCTGACCATGGCCACCGGCGTGGGCCTGCTCAACCAGGCGCCCGCGATGACGATCAACTACTACGGGCACGTGGCGCCACCGCTCGTCCCGGTGTACGGGGACGTGGGCATCCGTAACGACGTGACGGCCCGGAACCCGGGTGGTAGCACGCGCCAGGTGGTCCAGGAGACCGGCCCGCACAACGTCCAGCTTCCACAGGACGATCCACAGGGCGTTGGCCGCTACCGGACGTCCATCGACGTGAACACCGAGCTGGACGAGAGCCTGTCCGACCAGGCCGGCTGGCGGGTCAACGTCGGAACGTTCGATGGGACGTGGTACGCCGAGGTGACCCTGGACGTGGACGCGGCCACCACGGCCGCGTTGCCGGGGCTGTCCACGCTGGACATCGGGGACGTGGTGGCGCTGGTCAACCTCCCCGCGGACGAGGCCGTGGACGCGTTCGAGGGGATCGTCATTGGCATGGCCGAGGATCTCCCGGCCAAGCGCCGGCTGGTCACGCTCTACCTCGTGCCGAACGAGCCGTACCGGGTGGGGTTGTTGGCCCAGACCTCGGGGGACACCGACCCGTTCTCGGCGCACCTGGACCCGGACGGCTCGACGACCGCGGCGGCCATCGCGGTGGGCGCGGCCAGCTTCACCGTGGCCACGCCATCCGGCCCGCTCTGGTCCACGGTGGCCGATGACTACCCGATGGACCTGTACGTGGGCGGCCAGCGGGTCAGCGTGTCCGCGGTGTCGGGCGGCACCTCGCCGCAGACGTTCACGGTTCAGTCGGGTGGCTATCAGGTCCGCTACGCGGTGGCCGCCGGTGAGATCGTGGAGCCGTACCAGCCTCTGATCCTGGCCCTGTAGGGAGCGCGCATCGTGACTCTGACTCTGCCCACGCCCCTGGCCGGTGGCCGTCTCCGCGCGTCCTCGGTTCAGCAGCTCGTCACCGCGATCCAGGCTCTGACCCCGGTCTACGCGGTCAAGGGCTCGGACGAGTCGGTGAACAACTCGGGCACCGGTACCACGCTGCACAATGACACGGCCCTGTTCGTCTCGCTGGCCGCGAATACCACGTACTGGCTGGACCTGTCCCTGATCTTCACCGAGGCCGCGGGCACCGGTATCGACCTGAAGACAGCCTGGACGCTCCCGGCCTCGTGCCGCCTGGACCTCTCGGTGACCGCACCGCACAGCGCATGGGTGGCCACGGCCGGCTCGGCGCTGGAGGTGGAGTGGGCGGCCTGGACCGCGGTAACGTCCAGCCCCTCGGGAACGCTGACGTTCGGCACGACCAACGCTGCCACATTCGGGGCGCACGTCCGCGGCGTCGTGACCAACGGGGCGAACGCGGGTACCCTCCAGTTCCAGTGGGCCCAGAACGCCTCATCCGCGAGCAACGTGACAGTCAAACGAGGGTCGGCGCTCAAGCTCCAGCAACTGCCCTAGGAGGACAGCCGGTGGCAGCACGAAAGAACTTGATCATGTATGGCCAGGTGGCGAACCGAGTCGCGTCCCCTGAGGGTGACGTCCTGGTCACGGTGACCGCCAACCCCGACGACTCGCGCAACGCGTTCTGGGGCGTCCCCGAGCGCAACGGCGAGGGGCCGCGGATCTGGCTCACGGTCTCGGCGGACGCGGCCGAGCTGGAGGCGCTCCAGGTCGACACGCCGGTGACGATCACGGTTGCCGGGCTGGACGCGTCATGATCGTCTCCGGCATCCCGTACGTCCCGGGCCGCAACGCGTACACCGACGCGGACGGCCGGAAATACGGCATCGCCATCCACGCCACGGACAACACCGCATCAGACGAGGCAGAGGCCAGCTACGCGCAGCACCGGACGGATGGCACCTCCAGCCACTTCTACGCCGACCGGGACAGCGTCATCCAGTCCCTGGACACGGGCGCGCGGGCCGGCCACGCCGGCTCCCGGGCCGGGAACGAGAACGCGGTGGCCGTGGAGCTCTCCGGCCGTGGCTCGTGGACTCGAGAGCAGTGGATCACCAACCTCGCGTGGCCGATCCTCGGCCGCGTCCTGGCCGAGGTGTGCCGCGCCTACGACATCGCGCCTCGCCGCGCGTCCGTGGCCGAGATGCAGAGCAACCCCCGGGTGCGGGCGTTCTACGGCCACGACGACATGCGCCGCGCGTGGGGCGGCACCAACCATACCGACCCGGGGCCGGGCTTCCCGTGGGATGTCCTGCTGGGAGTCGTTCAGGACAACCTGTACCCGCCGGCCCCCCGGCCGGTGGCTGACGAGGAGGACAGCATGCCCGAGGTGATCGGTCCGATTGAGGTCCCAGCAGACGGCTCCCGCGTGATGGTGCCGCTCCCGCCGGTGGAGGGTGGGGAGTGGCCCCGCAGGGTCTGGATGCAGGCGGACAACGACACGGACGGGACCGTGTACGCGCTCCGCATCGCGATCGGGAACGGCTCCGGGTTCCAGGTCAAGCAGATCACGGTCAGGGGCGGTGCGCACTGGGCCATGCCATTGCCCAAGGGCACCACGCTTGTGGCCGTGTCCCGCCAGGCCATCAACGCCAGCGGCGAGGCCGTGGACCCGGGCAAGGAGGGCGAGGACGGCACGCCGGCGTACGCCGGCCGGCTGGCCATCGCGTTCGAGCGTGGCCCGGTCTCGGCGTAAGGGACGGTTATGCGTGCCTCGCCGCCGAACCATCACGATCCCGCTCGCCCGAACGTTGATCATGCTCGGGCTCGGGTCGGCCGGCATGTTCCGGGAGCTGTTCCTCGTGGACGACCCGAACCTCACGCGCATGAGCGTGGCCGGCGTGCTGATCCTCGGGCCGGCCGTGGCGGAGTCGTGGTGGCGAGCGCGGAATCCCTTGCCCACGCCCGCAGAGACGCGTTCGCCCGAGCCGCAATCTGGGTCAGCGTCGGGCTCGCCGTAGCGTGGGCGCTGGCCGTGATGATCGTGGAGGGGTTCTGTCGATGAGGCGTCAGACCTGGCGCGAGGCCATGTTCACCCCGACCGGGGCGTTCAAGCCGTGGACATCCACGCTGGTGGTGATCCTCGCGGTGGGCCTCATGTCCATATTCACGATCGTCTACGTGGCCCAGCAGCAACGGAAGATCTGTCACCTCGTGGTCCTCATCGACGACCGCAACCAGGAGCTTCCGCCGGCCGACCAGGGCACGATGGATTTCCGGCGCGAGCTCCACGCCTACCGCCAGAAGATCGGATGCTGACCATGACCCCGTCCATTGGCCGTATCGTCCACGTCGTGGGCAACCAGGCCAGCAGCAACGGCGCAGACGTTGCGCCTGCCATCATCACGCGCGTCTTGGACGACGGCCTGCTCAACCTGACCGTGTTCCCGGACTACGGTGCGCCCGTCCCGGCCACGTCGGTCAAGCTGGTGGAAGACGAGGCCGCGGCGCGTGCGCTCAGCGAGGGCAAGGGCTACACCATCACGGCGGCTTTCTGGCCGCCCCGGGTCTGATGCACCGCCGGTACGTCATTCCACTTCGCTTTCAGGAGGACAGCATGAGCACCAACCAGCAGGGCACCGGGGAGCGCCAGCTCTTCCGGGACAGCAAGCTCGGCAACCTCGTCAACGGTCTCGTGGCCGCGGTGGCGTTCGCGATCGTCGGCTGGCTCGGGGACATCGACTGGTCCTCGTGGCCGGCGTGGGTGGGCCAGCTCGGCGCGCCCGCGGCCGGCATCCTGGCCGGCCTCATCACCTCGTGGCGTGCGAAGCGGACCCCCGCTCCCGCCCGCTACGAGCGGTAGACGTCCGCGCGTCGCTGTCCGCGCGGGACGGCCGAGGCCCCGCCCACCTTCCCCCGGGCGGGGCCTCGTGCTGTTCACGACTCGGACAGGAGTAGGCGGATGGCGGTGGCCGCCTGAAGCGGGACCACACCATTACCGGCCCGCGCCAACGCCGGGTTGCGATCGAGGACGCTGGTCAGGTGCCCCTCGGGCAGCATCATGAGCCACTCGGAGAACGCAGCCGCCAGGCGCCTCCCACCCTTCGGCCCGATCTCGGTGGGCTCGGGCGCCGACCGCCCCAGGACGGCCTCGTGCCGAGCAATGGCGGCAGCGTACTTCCCCCACATCCCGGGCTGTACGGCCTGCGCGAGATCCGGCCCGTTCTTCCGACCGAGCATCTCGTTACGGTCGACGGCGGCCGGACCGCGGACCGCATCGATCGCCCGCGGCGAGGGCAGCAGCGCCACCGCGGTGCCGAGCGCCACCCCTGCGGTCCTCCCGGCCTCGGCGCGGCGCACCTGGTATTCGACGTCGCCGCGGGTGTTGGCGTCCCGGGCGGTCACGGTCGGCAGCAGTTCGAGCCTGGCCATCGACTCAAGGGAGTGTCGGACCTCGCCCGTGCGACCGGCCGCCCCGCCCTGGTTGCTGCCGTAGCTGACCGCGCTCGGCGTGGGAAGGTAGGCGGCGGCGTGCTGCCCGCACGTCTGTACCTTGACCTCGCGTACGTCGGGGGCGGCCGAGCGCCGGGCGAGCAGGAAGACCCGGTGCCGATGGTGGGCGGCACCGACCGCGCACGCACCGAGCAGGCACCACCGGACGTCGTAGCCGAGCGCGGCCAAATCGGTACAGATGCCGTCGAACACCGGCCGCATCTTGCCCCGGGTCAGGTTGGCAACGTTCTCGAACAGCACGGCGCCGGGCCGGTGGAGCTCGATACCTGTGCACCAGAACGGCCAGAGGTGGCGCTCGTCCTCGGTGCCCCGCTGGCGACCCGCCGCACTGAACGGCTGGCAGGGAATGCCGCCGACGTGCATGGACGCGCGGGGCGCGTGCTCCCAGAAGTCCGGGGCCGCGAAGCTCCCGAGGTTCGGGACCTCGGGCCACCAGGTCTTGAGTACCTGTGACGCGTGCTCGTCGATCTCGGAGTGCCAGAGCGTGGGCCAGTCGAATCCGGCAAGCCGGAGCCCCATCTCCAGGCCCCCGTATCCGCTGCTCAGTGATGCGATCGTCTTCACAGTCCTGCCTCATTGATCAGGAACAGCATTTGGTTGCGGGTGGTCGCGGTGGTGACATTGTGCCCGAGCGCGATGACCACGCGAGCGAGGTCGGAGCGCTTCGGGCCGCGCGGCCCGGCCTTGCGGCACGCGATGTCGTAGAGGCTGCGGGCGCTGGCGAGCCGCGCCCGCCGAGCCTGCTCGATCTCGCGCTCGCTGGCCAGCTGGGCGTCAGTCTTGGCCTTCATCGTCTCCGTCATGCCTCCATCTTACCAAGTTCTTAGTAAGGACGCAAGCCGACCCATCCGCTGCTGGGCCGTCCTAGCATCCTAGGAAGGTGCTCGAGCAGGTACGCTCACGCGGCGGCCCGGGGCATCGAACGCCCCGAGCCGTCCATCACCCCCGGACACGAACGTGGACGTCCACCTGGCGTCCACCGCCGGCTAGCCGGGCCACGAGCCAGGCCACCGTGGCCAGGCCGAGGACCGCGGCGAGGGACACGCTGGCCACGACCGCCACGACCGCGGACAGCAGCAACCAGCCGAGGAACGCGGCCCCGCCGAGCACGGCCACGACCGAGCCGGCCACGAGCGCGGGCCGGACCCACTCGGCGCGGATCGGCCGGAGCTGGACCACCTCGGCGGCCCAGAGCCCCGGCCGGACCTCGGTCACGCCGGCCCGCACGATGACCGAGCGCCGGGCGGCCTCCCGCCGGAGCAGCGCCCGGAGCTTGTACGGGTCGGCCGATTGGATGAGCACCATCGGCGCTGGCCTGATCTCCCGACTCATGCCATCCCTCCGAGCTTGATCCAGGCGTACACGCCGAGGCCGAGGATGGCCACGTACCAGAACGGACCGACCCAGAGCGGCCGGCCGCCCACGTCCCGCTCGGCGCGGTGCCGAATGGCCGTGATCGGGTGAATGCGTCTCGGGTTCCAGCGGTTCTTCTGCACGTTGTACACGGGCCAGAGCGCGAGGATCACCAGCGTCTCCACCGAGCGCAGGAGCCACCGCCACGGCGGGAGCGGAATCCACAGCGCCTGGCGCGGCTCCCGGTCGGACCACGGCTTGGGGTCGACCTGGTAGCGCCTGTCCCCGTACCGGTGCTGCTGGTCGCGCAGCGTTCGCCGCTTGGTCTCACCCACGTACAGCCACTGGTAGCTGATGATCGGAATGTGGAAGCGCGCACCGGGCTTGAGCCCGCGGTACGCGTACACGCCTGACTGGATCATCGGAGCCCCGCCTCTCGGTTCAGCGCGTCGGCTAGCTCGGTCGAGAACCGGCCCGGGTTGCTTGCCCAGATCTCGGCCGCCGTGCGCGGCTCGGCCTCGACCTTGAGCCGTTCGATCTCGGCCCTGGCCGCGTCCCGCTCGCCGACTCGATGCCGAGCGGCCCACTCAGCGTGGCCGCAGAAGTAGCCCTCTCCGGCCGGGAACGCGCACATCTTCGGTTCCAGGTGGTGCGCCTCGAACGGATGCCGGAGCAGCGTAGGCGCAGGCCCGCTCTCCGGGGTGGTCTCTGTCATCCTCAGATCTTACCAAGAACTTAGTACACCCGTCAAGGATGGGACGGCACTGGCGCTTCCTAGGAACCTAGTACAGAATACTAAGATGAGGGTAAAGCAGCACAGCCGCCGCGGACTCCCCACGCTGCTCTGGCGCTTCTGGATCACCGGGCGCCCGCTGTGGGGTCCGGGCGATAACGCCACCTTCCTCCACGACGCGACCCAGGACTACCGCGGCGGACCGGTGGAGCGGCTCGGGCGCGCCCGCTGGCGCCGCGTGGCCGCGCGCTGGGCGCTGCTGGCCGTCCCGGCCGCCGCGTGGTACCTCGGCGGATGGTGGGCGCTCACGGGCTACCTCACGGTCGCGCTCGGGCTCGGCGGCACGCTCGCGGCCCGCGGCGCCCTCGCGCTCTGGCGCGGCCGGGAGTACCAGCTCCCCGTCTGGCGCGTGGTGTGCCGCGTCCTCGGCGAGCGCTACAGCCCCCGGGCGGCCGTGCGCTCCGTCCAGCTCCGGCCGGCGGGCGAGGACGGCGAGGTGGCCGCACGCATCCTGCTCCCGGTGGTCCCGCTGGACGAGTCCGCCCGTAAGCGGGTCGTGTCCGCGGCGGCCGAGCGGCTCGGCATCGCCGATGCCGCCGCGTCCTGGATGGTCAAGGGGGCCAGGGCGCACGTGGACGTGTCCGTCCGGCTGCTCCCGCCGCGCACCCTGACCTACGCCGAGTGCCGTGCCATCGTGGAGGCGGCCGACCCGGCCAAGCCGTTCGTGGGCCTGGCGGCCGACCGCAAGCCCGTGTACGCGGACCTGGACAACGACGGGCCGCACATCGGCGTGAGCGGCGGCACGGGCACGGGCAAGAGCACCCTGATGCGGCTCGTCCTCGCGCAGCGCATGGCCGCCGGGGCCGGCGTGGTGTGCTGCGATTACAAGGTCACGTCCCACACCTGGCTCCGCAAGATCGCGCAGCGGGACCCGCACCGGGCCGTCTACCTCATGGACGAGGGCGAGATCCACGAGGGGATCATGGCCGTCTTCGCCGAGTTCCAGCGGCGGCGTGAGGTGCTCAAGGTGGACGCGTCCGCCCTGGACGAGTTCCGGGACGTGGACCTCGTGGTGGAGGAACTCAACTCCCTGGCGTCCATGCTGCGCGCCTGGTGGGCCATGGAGCGCAAGCGGCTCGTCCAGGAGGCCAAGGACATGGACGTGGAGCCTGACTTCCTGCCCACCGTGTGTCCGTCCGTGTCCGCCCTGGCCGCCCTCGTCCAGATGGGACGCGAGCTCCGCATCCGCGTGCACTTCCTCGCACAGCGCCTGGACGCGTCCGCCATCGCGCCCAAGGACGGCGGGGCCGTCCGCGAGTCGATCACCAATCGCTTCCTGGCCAAGTACACGAAGCAGACGTGGGACATGCTGTGCAAGGGCGTGCCGTTCCAGGCGTTCCCGGGCGGCCCGCGGGGCATCTGGACCGCGGTGGTCAACGGCGAGGTGACGTTCTTCCGGGTGCCGCCGATGAGCGACCAGCAGGCCACCGAGCTGGCCCTGTCCAGCCCCACGCCGGCCGGTCCGGTGCTCGGTGGCCGCCGGCTCGAGAACGTAGGGCCACAAGCTCTCGAGGGTGGCGTGACCATCCGGGAGGCGCTCGGCCGGCTGACCGCTCCGCCCTCGCTGGCCGCGGCCCGCAAGCGGGTGGAGCGCGCCAAGCTGACCGCGGTCGGGCAGCGCCCCGGCGGGGAGCTGGAGTTCGAGTGGACCGAGCTGGAGGCGCTGCTGCTGAGCGCGTCGCACAGGCCGTCGTAACCGCCCTGGAGCAGCGAAAACGCCCCCGGTGTCGTACGACACCGGGGGCGTTGCGTTCGAGCGGGTCAGCGCTTGCGGGCGTCCGCGGCGGCCTGGGCCCGACGCGCGGCGTCGGCCGCCTGCTGGCGGGGCAGCTCGCGCGCCAGGCGCTGCATCTTCTGGACCTGCCGGCCGCTCTGGAGGTTCCCGTCCTTGGCCATCTCCGTGTCCTTTCGATCGGTGTACGTCTATCTTACCAAGAGTTTGGTAAGAGGTCAAGCCTCGCCGCTGGCCTCGCGGAGCTTGCGTGCGCGCCACTCGGCCATGGCCGCCTTGTGTTCGGCCGGCCCGTTCCAGGCGCGGCAGCACCCGGGCGGGGCCGGCAGGGGCTGACCCGCGCACGGGCACCACGCCGCCGAGCACTCCCGGCCGAGCCGCTCGTGACAGCGGCACGGGTACGGCGCAGAGAGCGGGGTCCCGGCGATGAGCCAGGACCCCTTGAGCTCGATCACGGCCGCCAGTCCAGCAGCCAGTGAACGAACACCATGGCCACTACCGCGATGACCACCACGATGCAAACTCCCATGATCAGATCTCCACTCGCTTGGCCATGGCCGCGTCCCGAGCCGCCATGATCTTCTGGACGTACTGGACGGACATGCCGCCGGTGGCCACCTCGGCGGCCATGCGGTCGGACGCGGCGGCCTGGAGGACGCGGCGAACGCGCTGGACAGTCTTGGCCGTCACGGCCGTGGCCGCCATGACCTCGTCCGCGGACGCGTTCTCCAGGAGCATCGTGACCACCTTGTCCACGTCCCACGCGATGGCCGGGCCACCGGACGTGGGACGGGACGGGAGCCGGACGGGACGGGACGGACGCATGTCCACGTCCACGTCCGCGGGCGCGTCCGTCCAGGGGCTGTCCAGCTCCAGCTCCATGAGCTTGCCGAGGTTGCCGTACGCGGCCACGTGGGCCAGCATGACCGCCTTCATGGCCGGGTCGGTGGCCACGCCGGCCGCGCGCACCGCGCGGGCCAGACGCGCCCGCTGGAACGCCACGCCGCCCGGGGTGGTCGCGATGCGGGCCGCGCGCTCGGCCGCCCGCTCCCGAGAGCGCTGCCGCGCGTCCCGGGCATCATCGGCCAGCCCGAGCCGGGACAGCGCCCGCTCTCGGAGCTCCCGGCCGACCCGGGCGAGCGTGCCGCCACGGACACCGGTGCGAACCTTCATCTCGATGCCGAGCGCCTGGTGGAGCGCAACCAGGGCCAGGCCGGAGCCGAGGACCACCCGGGCCAGGCCCTCGGCCGGCCCGGACAGTTCCACGGCCATGTACGCCTGAACACCCAGGAGGAAGTACGCCACGAGCCGCGCCGAGCCGGGGCCGTGACCGCGGCGGACGGACGCGCGCATGGACCACGCGGCGGCCAGGAGCATGACCTCCACGACCGCGAACAAGAGCCAGCGCTCCCGGCCGATGATGTGGAGGTTGTCCCCGAAGTAGCGCCACGAGGTGTCCACCGACACGCCGAGCGCCACCGCGAACCCCGCGTACCAGGGGCCGCTCCCGCTGGCCTTGATCTTGTCCATGTCCCGCTCCGTCCCGGTCATCTCGCTCATGGGACCATCTTACTCAGATCTTAGTAAGACTGTCAAGGCGAGGGCGGCCGTACTTGTACGTCCGCCCGACGTGCCAGTGCGGCCTGGCCGTCTCGCCGAGCCGGAAGTCATCGTGCCAGCGGCACCGATAGATCGACATGGGCTTGGTGTCCCGGAACTTCACCACGATCATGACCCGGTGCCAGAGCGCGCCCACCCACCACCGGTGGCTGACCTTCCGCGGCCGGTAGCCGCCCTCGGGGCGACGGGCGAAGCCACGGTGCTTGGTCAGCCATCGGCGGTACTCAAGCGAGTTGGTCCGGGTGCTCACCGCGGGTCCGGGTAGTGGCCGCCCACCTCGTACCGCTCGTACTCGTCATGGTCCACGTCACGGCACCCGGTCTTCCCGTCGTCCGCCCGCAAGCACAGCTCGAACGACTCGGGCATGTAGTGCTGGATGGGGATGGACGTCGTGCACGCCCCGGTCTTGGCGTCGTAGGACACACACTGCGAGGTCCAGTAGTAGTACGCCGGGTGGTACTTCCGCTCGGTCACGATGCCTGAGCTCGGAGGGGCCGAGCACGCGGCCAGCACGAGGCCGGCCGCGACCAGGGCCAGGGCTCGGCGCTTCACCGCGTCTCCGGGCCCGGAACGATGAGGAACGGGTACCCCCACGGCTCCTGATCCGGCACGAGAACGAACCAACCAGGCCGGCTCGTGAAGTCGGGAGAGTTCGCCATGTCCCACGGGCCGATCGCGCCCTCGGGGATGCGCCAGGACTCCTCGGTGTAGTACTTCCCGCCAGGCTTGAACAGGATCACGGCCGCGTGCGTGGGCGGCTGGCCGGCCAGGCGCATGAGGTCCCGGGTCAGTCGCTCCAGCCGCTCCTGGCTGCTGATGTTGCCCCGGCCGCGGTCCGACTCGCGGACCAGCTCCCGGATGCGCGTCTGGATGGCCGGCCCGGGGATTCCGGGCGCTGCCTTGGCCATGGCCACCAGTTGGTCCAGGTGCTTACCGGCCGTGGAGTCGAGCCGGAGCTGGCTGAAGATCACGGCCGCTATCTCTTCGGGTGTCATGCCCTAACCTTACCAAGAACTTAGTAACAGGGCAAGCCTACTCCCAGCACACCTCGCCGAGCGCGCCAGCCCGCCGGAACAACGCACCCGGCGTCACGTCCTGGCTGAGACGGCCGTCATCGAACAGGTGGAAGCCAGCCCGGCAGAGCACGGCGTCCACGAGCTGCGAGCAGATCATGTGGCCGCTGGAGGTGACCCGGCCCGCGGTCAGGCGCCGCGGGAGCCCGAGGTGGAGCAGCGCCAAAGACAGGTAGTCCAGGAAGCTGTACGGGGTCCCGATGAGCCGCAACGCGGTCGGGGACACGAGCGCCCGTTGTTCATCCGTGAGCGGGAGCCGCACCCACCCAAAGCCTGGGCCGCACCGGTCCCGGTACCCGGTCAGGTACACGCCGCGGGCACCGGACGGCATGGCCTCCACGACCAGCTTGCCGTGGCCGGGTTTCTCGGCCACCACGTACGTGTGCGTGAACCAGCACTCGTCCCGGAGGATGGCCTGGCCGAGCGCCACGCCGGCTCCGAGCCGGCCGCCGATGATGGCGAACCCGACGTCCCCCACCTGGAGATCGTTAACGTTGTTGATCTTCAACTCGAGCACTCCCTCTCCAGCGCACCGCCGTGGTGGGCTCGTCCAGGCCCACGGCCCGATGCCGCGCGCCCGGATAGGTGTCCCGGCCAGTATGGCCTCCCTGGTGCTCATCCCGGGTCAGCCAGAGCGCTCCGCCCGTGGCCAGGGCCACGACCACCGCAACCGTCCCGAGGTAGATCACAATCAGCTCAGTTGGCATACGCACACGGTAAAGCCCCGGGGGTAGGCCCGGGGCTTTCCTCGTGCGAGCGAGTTGGAGGTGTTGCGCCCTCCAGGTTACTCCTGGCCGGCCGCGTCCGCGCGGGTGATGGTCTCGACCTGCTCCGTGTTGCGCTCGGCCCGCTCGGTGCGGAGCCGGCGCTGGAGCACGTAGATGACCACCTCGGGGTCACCGGTCACGCTGGCGACCGTGCGGCCGTCCTCGGCGAAGATGGCATCGGCCGCGGTGAGCTCGGCGCGGTACGTCTCGGTGTCCTGGAGCGTGTCCTTGAGCCGGCGCGTGTGGTAGGCCATGGCGTCCAGGTCACCGTGGGCGTCCGCCACGGTGGTGAAGTCCTCCTCGGACACACGGTCCACGGTCAGGTGAAACACGGTCATGCGCTGTCCTTTCATCGACGTGTGCTGACGTGGGGTGAGGAGGATTTGAACCTCCATGCCCGGGTCCGCGAAAACCCGAGACTCCTCCAGCTTCGTCACGGGGCGTACGTCCCCGTCTGGCCACGACTCCGGTTGCCTGGCCGCTGGCGCTCTGTCCGTTGAGCTACCACCCCGAGGTGCCCCGCCCGTGGGCGGGGCGGGTCGTGCTAGCTGATCCGGTTGTCCTGCTTGTACTGGCGCCAGAGCGGCCGGGCCAGGAGCTTGTCCGCGGGGGTCACCTCGTGCTTGCGGACGCCCATGACCTTGATGTTCTTGTTCCGCTTGCTCGGGACGCTGTCCAGCCGCGCCAGGAACGGGACGGCCTTGCCGGCGTACTCCTTGAGCTGGTCCACCACGCCGGTGGCGTTGATGTGCATGCCGGCCACCGTGTACGGCACCGTGGGCAGGAGCTCGCCGAGGGGCTCCCCGTCGCACACGATGACGTCCGCCTCCACGTACTCGTACGGGCCGTCCTGGCCCTTCTTCTCGCCGATCTTCTTGACCACGAACATCACGAGCCGCTCGTCCAGGGCGGCCAGGTCCAGCCACTCCCGCCTGGCGGTGGCGAACTCGTCCGCGTCCTCGTCCACGCCCTCAAACGGGTCCTCAATCTCGCTGGCCTCGGTCATGCTCAGCTCCTGTTCCGTTGTGCGAGCCTGTCTCGCGCACCCACCCGGGGTAACGCTCCCCGGACGCGAGTCACGGTTCCCTCGGCCCGCCGGCCTCGGTACTGAGATCCTCCACGACTTCGTGACGTGGGCTGATGCCTGGCCGTGCAGCGCGACCCGCCGTGCCATATTCCGTGCCCCGAGGGGGAATCGAACCCCCATACCGGCCCCGGGTTGCGCGCGCCTCACAGGGCCGTGTCCTTCCATTGAACGATCCGGGCTTTGGCGACAGGGCCCCGGAGTTGACCCGGAACCCCGCCTCTGTGCCAGATGTAGAGCTACAGGTGCTGGGGCTAGGCCCAGCCGTAGTCCATGCGCTTCATCTTGCCACCTCCCCTCTCGGCTCGGTGTAACACCAGCTTACCAAGTTCTTAGTAGAACGTCAAGCGGGTACCCGCAACCGCTCGGCGGCCAGCGCGGCAGACTGGGCGAGCTCGGCGGACCACACGCCGGCGTCCTTGGCCTGGACCACGAGCGCCCGACCCTCGGCCAGCGTCTCCACGGCCGCGAAGCGCGAGGCCCACCGCTCCAGCTCGGTCACGGACGGGGCCGGCCGGAGCCACGCGCCGGGCTTCACGCTCTTGGCCTTGGCCCTGTCCCTCACCACCTCGTACGCGCGCCTGGCGGTGGCCCAGCCTTCCACGATGTCCACCTCCCAGACGTCCACGTGCGGCTCCCACGCCGCCCGCTCCACCGGGTCCTCGGGCTCCCGGCCCATGGCCAGCACGATGGCCACCTCCTGGCTCACCGGGGGCATGTCCACCCACCGGCCGGCCGCCGCGTCCCACATCGCCACGCCGTGCGCGTAGCACGCAAGCTGGGCCTTGATCTCCAGCCAGGTCCAGAAGCGCTTCTGGGTCTTGAGATCGGCCACGTACAACGGGCCGAACGCGGTCGGTCCGTCCGCCTCCGGGCGCATGGCTAGATCGAGCCCGAGGGCGCGCTGGTCCTCCACCACGTTGTCCAGCGTGCCCACGGCCTCCAGTTCCTCCACGAGCACCCGGCGCTCTTGCATGCCGGCCAGCGGTACGAGGCCGTTGCGGTCCAGGGCCGCCTGGTACAGCACGAGGTCCCGCCGGGTGGCCGGCCCGAGGTGCTGGGTCGGGAGACCGGCGTGGAGCGTCTCCACGGCCGCGTGGCGCTGGCTGCCGTGCCTGGAGCCGACGTTGCCCCCGCTCACGTCCTTGGCCTGCTCGATGAACTGCTCCACCCATGCCTTGCGCTCGGCCTTGTCCATGCGCTGGAGGCCGGCCTGGAGCAGTGTGGCGTACAGCTCGGGCGACATGGCCACGCCCTGGAGCACCTCGCCGAGCTCCCACATGCGGAGCCCGAACTGGTCCGAGTAGGCGCTCACCAGGTTGGACACGCGCTGCCAGCCGCGCTTCTTGTGCGAGCCGTCCCGGTGCGGGAGGCGGTACCGGCCGCCCGTGATGATCGCGTCCCGGTCTTTGATCTTGGAATAGTCGGGTAGCGCGAACGGGTCATCGATCTCGTGCTCGGTCATGGTCATGTCACCCTCCAATGTGGACATTCTACCGCTTGGAACCCTTGCCCTGAACCAGACGCACGAGCGGATCGATACGCCGGGAACCCTCCACAACCGTAATCCGGTCACTGAGCACGCCCATGCGCTCCGTGCACACGAGGCCGTCCATCTGGACCGGCAGACCCAGCAGACGCGCCCGGGACACCATGCCCTCGCTCGCGCGCTTGCGACGCCAGGGCGCGCTCTTGGATGCCGTGTTCAGGTCCGCCCCGAGCTCCAGCGCGATGTCCTCGGCCCAGACCAGCGCCTGGTCCAGCGGGAGGCCCCGGTGCTCGGTCATGACCGGCCGGCCGGCGTCCTTGTGGCACGTCACCACCGACCATCGGCCCGTGCTCGGGTACTCCATGATGAAGACGTACTGGGTCTTACCGGCCGGGACGAACCACGTTTTCCCCTTGGTCCGCAACCACACCTTGGTGGACGGGGCCCCGATCGGGTCGAACTCCTTGGACACCGTCTCGCCGTGCCAATACGGGGTCTCGTCCTCGGGCACGCCCTCCCCGGCGTCCAGCTCGTCCTCCAGCTCGGTGAGCGTGCGGGAGCCGTCCCGGGGGTCGGTGATCTGGCGCTCCGAGAGGTCCACAGTGGAGCGGAGATCGTGCCAGCCGTGCGCGCCCACCACGTCCAGCAGAAGACAGTCCTGCTCGTCGTACGGGCGGGCCGGGTCCACCCGGAGCCCGCGGCCCACCATCTGGATGTACAGCCGCTTGGACTTGGTGGGCCGGCCCATCACCACGCAGTCCACCTCGGGATCGTCGTACCCCTTGGTGAGCAACATGCAGTTGACCAGCACGGTCCCGGGCTTGTGCCAGGCCAGGATCTCCTCGCGCTCGCGGTCGGACAGCCCGCCGTGGATGACCCGGGCCGGGATGCCCTCGTCCTCGAACGCCCCGGCAAACACGTAGCACGTGGACACGAGCGGGAAGAACGCGAGGGTCTTGCGCTCGGCGGCGTGCTCCCGCACGGCCCGCGCGACCACGCCCGGGGCCAGAGACTCGGCCAGGGCATCGCCGAGAGCCTCGTCATTGAAGTCGGTGCGGGTACTGCGCACGGTGCGAAGGTCCAGGTCCGGGACCGTGATGGCGCGGCCCCGCGGCGGCTTCAGGAAGCGGTGGCGGATCATCCAGGAGATGTCCCGCTGGAACACCACCTCGGGCCAGACCCGGCCGAGGGCGGCCCCGTCCGAGCGCATCAGCGTGGCTGTGTAGCCCACCACGGTGGCGCTCGAGAACCATCCTAGGATGGTCTGGTAGGACGGGGCCGTGGCCGCCTCGCACTCGTCCACGATGATCAGCGAGACGTTGTGGATCCGCGCGAGACGTTCGGGGTTGCGCAACGTCTGCACCGAGCCCACGATCACCCGGGCGTCCACCTCGTCCGAGGTGGCCTTCACCAGACCGACGTCCAGGTGCGGGGCCACCCGGCGAATCTGGGCCAGGGTCTGGCCGGCCAGCTCGTTCGTGTCGATGAGGATCAGCACCCGCTCGTCCGGGTGGGCGGCCACCCACTCGGCCGCCTGGTGGGCGAACACCACGGTCTTGCCCGCGCCAGTGGGCAGCACGATGGCCGAGCGCTGGAGCGGCCCGCGCCCGGCCCACGCGTCCAGGGCCTGGCGCTGGTACGGCCGGGGACGAAGAATGGTCGCGGTCACGTGTGCAGCTCTCCCGCCCGCTGGACGTTCTCCAGCATTCGCAACCAGTCCGGGCTGTCGATCCAGTTGCCCTCGTCATCCACGGCACTGCCACAGTCCGGGAAGTGCCAGCGGTGATGCATCGTGTCATGCTCCTGGTGGCCGTCCCGCCGGCGGCACCGGTCCCCGACCGAGCCGGGGACCGTGAACGGGCACCGGCGCTGCCTACGTCCGGTCGGCATCGCGGGTCTCCCGCATCACGCGGACCGCGGTCCGCAGTGCCTGTGCGGCGATGAACGCCTCGCCCGTGCCCTCGGGGGCGTCCGCCCACCGCTCGGCCGCGTCCGCCACTGCTTGGGCCATGATGATGGCGCGGCGCCGACGGGACTCCTTGCCGGTCCCGATCGGGACGTGGACCCTCATCGCTCGCCCCGTTCGCGTGAGGCCCAGTAGGCCGGGCCGGGCCGGGCGATGACGACGTCATCCGGGTGGGCTCCCACGCCGGCCGTGGCCTTGACCCACGTCCCGTCTGCCCACTGGATCTCCCAGTCATCGGGCACCCGGTGGTACTCCAGCTCCACGGCCTCGTCCAGGTCCATGCGGATCGGCAGGAGGTATTCCTCGGTAATCTCCTGCCCCTCGTACAGGGCGATGACGCCCGGGGCCCCGGCCACCGGGGCGAGGACGTCCCGGGCGTCCAGGTTGGTCTCGGCCCACGTGGCGTCCCCCGGGCTCACCACGATCTCGTAATCGTCCGGAAGGCCGGCGGTCAGGAGCCGGAACTGTCCGAGGTTCACGGCGTCACTCCTCGCCCTCGGCCTGGCCGTCCAGCCAGGCGTTGGCCACCTCCAGCATCTCCGGGTACGTCCAGAGGGCGATGGGCTGGCCGGCCGCGTCCAGGTAGGCGTCCTCGCCCGCGAACGCCATGACGGCGCTCATCTCGTGGTCCTCGGCGCCGATGGCGTTCATCAGGTGCTTGATCGTCTGGTCCTTGACTGCGCTCATGGGACTAGCTTACCAAGTTCTTAGTAAGTTGTCCAGAGGCCCTGGCGCTGGATTGCGTCCAGCTCACACACCTGGGCGGCCTGCGCGAACGTGGGGAACTCGCCCAGGCGGTCCGACCCAGCTCCGGCCCAGAAGCGCCACACGCGCCACACCTTGACGCGCGGCCGTGGTTGCTCGTACGAGCCGTACCGCCAGTGCCAGTCCAGAGCGATGCCGTAGCCAGGCTGGCCGCCAGCCGGGGCCGGGCTGATGAAAGCGTCCCGGGTGGCCCGCCAGACCATGCCGCCCTCGACCATGTCCCGGCTCACAGGTACGGTCCAGGGTCGATGGTGACGAGCCCGCTCATCACTCATCACCCCACGTGGGCAGATCCTCGCGGCGGTACCGGTGCTCGTGCTTGGGGTAGGCGTCAGCCGTACACCGCACGCCACCCGACTCCTCGGCGCCGCACCGGAGCTGGACGGCATGAACCTTGATCGAATCGGCGCGTTCCTCCAGCTCGGAGCCCAGCCGGAGCAGCGTTGACCAGTAGGGCGCGCTCATGACCGATCCTGCCGGTGGCGGATCTCCAGCGCCTCGCCCATGGTGATCTGGCCGTGGGTAGGCGACAGGCAGCGGTCCGGCTGGCCGCACTCGCACACGCGCTCGGGCGCGTGGGCAGGGCATCCCGGGTGCGCGTAGGCCACCTGGTCCGCCGATCCCACGCCGATGTCTGCCGCAGTCACACAGAGCCCGTCACAGTCGCTCATGACACCTGGTCCTCGATGATGTGGGCGCCAGGGCCCAGCAGTTCCAGGGCCTCGGCGACCGCCGCGCCCTCGGTGCCCTTGCGGACCTTGACCTCATCCCCGGCCGGCCGCCGGGTGGTCACGGTCCGGCCGTCCGGGGCCCGCAAGGTCACGATCTGGATGTTCTCCGTGGCGTTGGGCTCGCGCTCGGTGCGCATCACCTCAAACCACACGTCCGGGTCCTTGGGGGACTGGACGAACCAGCCGGCGGGGATCTCTTGCCACTCCCGGGTGAGCACGAAGCCCCTGGGCTCGTTCACCTCGGGCTCGGGCTCCACGGCTGACACGGTGACCTCCACCCGGAAGCGGAGCAAGGGCGTGTGCGCGCCGAGGTCGCAGACTGCGGCGGTTCCATCTTCATACCATCGGATGGTGTACTCCCCCGAGTGCCAGGTGTCGGACAACTCGTCCAGGTCCACCCGGTCCATCCAGCCGGCCCTGATCACATCCTGGACCGTGTCCGCCAGGATGCCGAGGGCCTTCATGCGCTCGGTCAGGTTCACGACTCCTCCAGCCCGAGCACCGTGGAGTCGATGATCTGGGCCCGGACGACCCGGCCGAGGCCGGTCATCTGGTACCGCGGGTTCACGAGCCGGTAGAAGCGGAGCTCCAGCTCGGCCTCGGTCGGGGCGGCGGCGGGCAGGAACGCCCCGGCCTCGCTCGGGGAGGCCACCAGGGCCGCGCGGGCGGCCGGCGTGAGCACGGCCGCGTTGAAGGTCTTTGCCATGCCCTCATCTTACCAAGAGCTTAGTAAGATTGTCCAGGGCCCTTGCGGGAGTACCAGGGTCTTAGTAAGATCTTAGTAAGACACCGATCAAGGAGGACATGATCATGCCCAAGGTTCCGGCCGAACTGCGCTCCGCGCTGGCCGATCTCGCCGCACAGGTCGACGCCGGCCCGAACGAGGCCCGGCTGGAGACCGTCGTGGACGCCAACACCAACCGCGTCCTCATCCACCTCGCCGAGTACCTCGGCGGTGGCAACGGCAAGCGCTCGGCCGCCGCCCGGTTGCTGCTCCGCATGGGGGCCGCCGCGCTCCTGGCGGAGTGGCGTAGAGCGGCGTAGCGTTCGCCCACGCCCCACAGCACGCCGGCCCCGAGCCGGCCCAGAAACAACGCAAGTCCCGGGGGCCGAGTCCCGGGGCTCCATGCATTGGAGGATGCGTGAGCGACAGTATCATGAGCCTGAACGCCGAGCACGTCCGGGAACTGGTGGAATGCAGCTCCATCGATCCCGCCGTGATCGCCGAGCGGGGCTACGTCACCGTAGGCCGCCCGAAGTCCACGCTACCCGGCGCGTTCGGCATGGACGCCCGGGAACAGCTCAAGGCCCTCGGGTTCCCCTCGTGGGCCATCCGCGAGGAGTACTTCTACCCGGGCCTGCTCATCCCGCAGTACACGCCGAGCGGCCGGAAGTACGCCGGCCAGTGGAAGCCCCGCAACGCTGTGCCCAACCGCGAGGGCAAGCGGATGAAGTACGCCAGCGCCAAGGGCCCCGCGCGGCTGGACGTCCACCCCCGCTGGAGCGTCGGCGCCCGGGACGCGGTCGTGCCGCCCATCCAGGACACCGCCCGCCGGCTCTGGATCACCGAGGGCGTCAAGAAGGCGGACGCCCTCACCTCCCGCGGGGAGGTCACCGTAGCCCTTGCTGGGGTTTACAACTGGCGCAACACCCACGCCACCCTCGGGGACTGGGAGGACATCCCGCTCAAGGGCCGCGAGGTCATCGTGTGTTTCGACGCGGACGCGGTCACCAAGCCCCATGTAGCCCAGGCCATGGCCAGGCTCGGGAAGTGGCTCAAGCACAAGGGCGCGACGCCCCGGTACGTCCTCCCGCCCGGCGGCCCAAAGGGCGTGGACGACTTCTTTGCCAGCGGCGGCACCCTCGCCGAGCTGGAGGCCGCCATCACTGGCCGCCCGCCACAGGTGCTGGCGGACGAGGACGTGTTCACGGACAGCGCCCTGGCGGACCTCGTGGCCACGGCCGTCCTGGAGGACCAGTACGTCCGCACAACCGGGCTCGGGTGGATGGGCTGGAACGGGCGGCACTGGCGCCCAATCGACCACGGCGAGGTCACCGAAGCCGTGCGCGGGTTCTTCCGGGAGCGCTACGCCGAGGCCCTGGAGGATGACGCGTCCGCGGCCCGGGAGGGCCGCGCCGTGGACTCGGTGCGGACCGAGGGCTGGCGCAAGGTCCAGAGCGCATCCAAGATCAACGCCGTGCTGTCCCTGGCCGGCAACATCCAGGGCGTCCTCGTGGACGCCAGCGTGTTCGACACCGACCCGGACATCCTGAACACGCCCGGCGGTGTCCTGGACCTGCGTACGGGCGAGGTGAGCGACCACGACCCGTCCTACTGGTGTTCCAAGATGACCGGAGCCGCCTACCGGCCCGGCGCGGAGAGCGCAGCGTTCAAGGCCGCCCTGGAGGCCGTTCCGGACGAGGCCCTGAACTGGCTCCAGCTCCGCCTCGGCCAGGCCATCACCGGGTACCCGACCGATGACGGCACGATGCTGCTCCTCACCGGTGGCGGGAACAACGGCAAGACCGTGCTCCTGGGCAGCGCGTTCCGGGCGCTCGGCTCGTACGCCCGGAAGATCCCGAACGCGCTGCTCCTCAAGGGCAAGAACCCCGGCGGGGCCACACCCGAGAAGATGACCTTGCGCGGGACGCGGCTGGCGTACATGGAGGAGACCCCCGAAGAGGGCCACCTGGACGCCAACATGGTCAAGGAGATCTTCGACGCCGAGGTGATCGACGGCCGGGACCTGTACAAGTCCACGGTGGAGTGGACCCCCACCCACTCCCTGTTCCTGAACACCAACCACGCCCCGCACGTCTCGGACACGGGCGATGGCACCTGGAGGCGCCTGCTCCGCCTGGACTTCCCGTACCGCTACCGCGGCCCTGGACAGCCCCTGGAGCGCCCAACGGACCGGGTGGGTGACCCGGTCCTCAAAGCCGCGCTCGGCCAGCAAGAGGCCCGTGAGGCTGTCCTGGCGTGGCTCGTGGCCGGCGCTCGGCGGTGGTACGACGCGGGCCAGACCCTCTCGGACGCCGCGGGCCTGCCGGACGTGGTGATGGACTCGGTGCGGCGGTGGCGCGAGGCGTCGGACGACGTCCTGCGCTGCCTGTCCGCACTCTGCGAGGTGGACGCGTCACGGTGGGTGTCCTCGGATCGGCTCTACCAGGAGTACCGGGCCTGGGCGCAGCGTGAGGGGTCCCGGGCGATGTCCTCGCGCGAGTGGAGCAAGCGTCTGCTTGACCACAGCGCGCTACCAGGCACGGTGTACGCCAAGGTGGTCCGGCGCTCCGCCGAGGGCGGGTCGTGGCCTGCATGGCATCCCGCGCCGACCGATGGACCGGAGCAGTTCCGAGTGATCATGGGCCTGACGTTTCGGTGACGCTGCGTAGTGCGTGACGGATGTGACGGGTCGTTCAAACTTTTCCTAGAAACCTCTCCGCGTGGGAAAACTTTAGAACGATCCGTCACATCCGTCACAGCCCTGGTGGGGCCCCTTGTAGTCGTACTAAGAACTTGGTAAGCTAGGGCCCGGAGGTGCCAAATGGAGATCAACAACCCCGGGGAGACCCGCTACGTACGGCAACTGCTCAAGGTCGAGTGGCAGAGCCCGGAGAGCATGATCATCACGGTGGACGACGTCCCGGTCGCGCTCTACGACACGCGCAGTCTGCGCGGCGGGCCGGACGCCGAGCTGTGGCGTACCGCGCGCCTGCTCCGCATGCTCGCTGTCCGGCTCCGGCTGGACCACGCCGAGGATCGTAGCCGTGCCTGAGCATCAGTACCGCCTCGTGGTGGGGCTCATCGCCCTGGCCGGTGGCTCGCTCGCGGTCGGGGCCGCGCTGGCGTTCCTCGCTGTCCGGCTCCGGCTGGACCGCCTCACGCTGCCGCTGGCCATGCTCGGCATGGCCAGCGTCCTGATCGGGGTCGCCTTCGCGGTGTGGGCTGGTGGCCGGCGTGGCTGACCAGTCATGGGCCGCGTTCTTCCGCCAGATCCAGGCCAAGTACGGCCTGTCCGAGCTGGAGTACCGCGCCCTGTACCGCGCCCAGGGCGGCCGTTGCTACGTCTGCCGCAAGGCCACCGGCAAGAGCAAGCGGCTCGGCGTGGACCACGACCACCTCACGGGCGAGGTCCGCGGCCTGGTGTGCACGGGCAGCCTCTCGGCGAACACCTGCAACCGCCTCATCGCGCGGTACAGTCGCGCCCAACTGCTCCGGGCCGCCGCGATGCTGTCCGACCCGCCGCCGGCCCGCGCCGTGCTCTGGGACATGCGTAACGGGGCCGAATGGGTGGCCTCGCTCGTGGACGGCTCACCGGTCCTCCTGGCCGATCTGGAGGTGGACCTCCATGGATGAGCAGAGCACCCGAAGCGCTGCCCTGGCCGCCCTAGAGGGCACCGCCGAGGACCTCCTGTTCATCGGGGGGCAGTACCACGGCCAGGTGAAGTCCGTGTCGCCCGAGGACAGCGTGGTGTACGCGCAGTATGTCCGGATGGACTCCGAGATCGGGCGTATGACGCGCTACCTGGAGATGTACCGCCGCTTCCGGCTGGCCTCGGGTTCCGATGAGCGCTTCGTGATGATCGAGCGGGGCCACACGAACGCTATGAAGGCCGTGACGGGCTTCCTCCTAGACGAGTTCGTCCGGAAGGGGCCCCGGAATGGCTAGGGCGACCCGCATTTGGGTGATCCGGGATCACGCCGGCCGCGTGTCCGCCGACCTGGTGGCCGCGTTCACGGTCAAGTGGGAGATGCGGGCCTGGTTGGGTCGCCAGGAGGACGTCCCGCTCACCTGGATGGTCTGGCAGTGCGGGGATGGAGTCGTCCAGGAGCCCCCGGTGTTGCTAGGCCGGGCCGTGGATGTGTCTCATGGCTGAGTGCGCGCATGCCACGCTGCGCAAGGCGCCCGAGGACCCGCACCCGGTTTGTGAGCGTTGCGGGAAGGTGTTTCCCGAGCTTCCCCGGGAGCCGATAATCACTGACGTGTACAGCCGGGACTACTACCGCCAGGGCCGCCCGAGGAAGGCCGCTGAGTGGCCCGAGGTGGACCCGGTGCCCGAGGTGCTGTCCACGGACCCGCGGCCCGAGAACGCGCCAGGGGAGCCCACCGCGGTCCGCGGGCTGGCCGCCTACGCCGCGGGTGAGGGCTGGCTCGTGCGGGTCGGCTACGGGCGCAGTCCGGAGCGCGCACAGCGCGTCGGGACGTACAAGCTGACCGAGACGTTCAGTGTGTGGGCTGGCGCGCACCCGTCCAGCGGGTGGCGCTTCTGTGCGGTCTACGGCCACACGGTGGGCTCCAGCTCGGCGTGGACCTGGCGCTCCATCTCCATCTGGAGGGTCCGGGCGTACGGGCGGTTCACCCACGCCACGATCACCGACCTGTACCACTTTGTGGAGCACCACCGGGACGTGAAGCAAGCCTGGTTCAGGGCGATCAAGGCCAGGGTGGAGCAGGCCGCCGAGGACGCCAAGCAGCGGGCCAAGGCACGGCCCAAGAAGGCCAAGGGCGAAAGTGCCCGGTAGGGCTTGTGATCTTACTAAGTTCTTGGTAAGCTATGGGTACACCAAGCGAGAGGACACGGAGATGTTCGAGATCACCAAGTACGACGGGAACACCGGCAAGACCACGGTGGAGGCCCGCACGAACGACGCGCACGCCGGCCGCGAGGTCGCGAACCGCGAGAACGCGAACCGCCCGCACGGCTCGGCGGACAGCTACTCGGTCCGCAAGGCCAAGTAGGGAGCGAGGCCCCGGGCCACAGCCCGGGGCCTCCCGAGCGAGGGAGCTAGTGGTACGCTCCAAATGCGGTGACACGATGCGGATCGTTCTGTCCGAGCAGCCCCCGAGCCCAACGGCTCGGGGGCTGCTTCGTGTCCTGCCTCGAGCAAGTGTCCTAGCGTCCTAGGATGGCGCTCGAGCGGGGCCGGCCAGCCGTACCATCGTGGCCATGGGGAACCCGCGCAGTACCAGGCCGGCCCGGCGCTCGCGCGCGGCCGTGCTGGCCGAGTCGGACGTGTGCATCATCTGCGGCCACCGCGGTGCGGACAGCACGGACCACATCATCCCGGTCTCGCTCCGCCCGGACCTGGTGGACGACCCGGACAACCAGGCGCCCGCGCACCACGAGCCCTGTCCGGTGTGCGCGCGGCGATGCAACAGCGAGAAGGGCATGCGCCCGCTGGCCGAGGTCACCGGCCTGGTCACATCGCGCGACTGGTTCACGGAGAGTGTGAGGTCATGATCAGAAAAACTCGAGGCAATGTTACCCAGCGTGAGAAAAATACTGAGCGCAACCGGGGGGGGAGGCCCTTACTGAGAGTGACCGAGTCGGAATACCCGCCGTCCCGCTTCCGCTCTCTCTCCCCGGGTGGCGTGTTCTTCCTGGTCAGCGCGGTGTTTGTGCTGGTCACGGCGGGTGCGGCCATCGCGTTCGCGGACATCCGCCAGGCGGCTGGCACCGTGCTCGGGGCCTTGTTCCTCGTGGGCGCAGCTCTGAGCTGGGCAAATACGCTCCGTAAGCGTGGCCGTCGGTGACGGGGCGCGACCCAGCGCCCGCTACGCTCGGTGAACTTACACGGAGCGCTATGGCGGACATGAGCTGGCTCATGCCGAGCGATGCAGCACTGCGCGCTCTCGCGCTCCGGCTGGCGACAGCCATCGATGCCAACGGCACCGACCCGGACGCGCTGGCGAAGCTGGCCCCGCGATTCCAGTCGGTCCTCCAGGATCTCGGCGGCACGCCGGCTGCGCGTCGGGCCCTGAGCGTGGACGAGCCGGACGAGGACCTGGTGACGGAGCTGAGGGCGGCGTGACCGCCACCCTGGACCTGACCACGCTCCGCGGGAAGACCACGCCACGGCTCTGGACGCCACCCCTCGTGGATGAGCTGACCCCCGAGACCACGATGGGCTTCCGATGGGAGCGCTTCGCGGTGGAGGCGCTCCGCCGGCCGCCGCTGCCGTGGCAGCGCTGGCTCTGGATGCACGCCGGGGAGCTCCGCCCGGACGGCACGCCCCGTTTCCGCATCGTGCTCGTGATCGTCGGCCGGCAGAACGGCAAGACCGAGACCCCCGCGATCCTGAGCGGGTTCTGGCAGTTCGTGGAGCGGGTGCCGCTCATCCTCGGTACCTCGTCCAAGCTGGACTACGCCAAAGAGTCGTGGGTCAAGAGCGTGAAGTACGTGGAGGCCGCGCCCAAGCTCAAGCGCCACCACCCGGTCCGCTGGACCCGCGAGGCCAACGGCGAGCAAGAGTCGTGGACGCTGCCGGACGCGCGGACCGGGTCCCGGTACAAGATCGCCGCAGCGAACAAGGACGCCGGGCGTTCGCTCACCGTGTACCGGCTCATCATGGACGAGCTGCGACAGCACGAGGATTACGTGGCCTGGAACGCGGCCGAGCCCACCACGGCCACGGTGCGCGATGCGCAGATCTGGTGTCTGAGCAACGCGGGCACGGACCGGAGCGTGGTGCTCAACGACCTGCGCGCCTCGGCGCTGGAGTACATCCGGACCGGCGTGGGAGATCCGCGGCTCGGCCTGTTCGAGTGGAGCGCGCCCGAGGGCAGCGACCCCGAGGACATCGATGCGCTGCTCCAGGCCAACCCCGCGGCCAACTACCTGAACCCGGACGGGCTGGAGACGCTGCTGGCCGCGGCCCGCCGGGCCAAGGCCAGCCCGGATCCGCGGGCCCGAGCCGGCTTCATGACCGAGTACATGTGCATCACGGTTCCGAAGGCGGCCGAGACGGCCACGGCTGTGGAGCCGGAGCGCTGGCGTGCGCTGCTGGACCCGGCCAGCCAGGCGGGCCCCGATGTGGCGTTCGCCATCGACGTGGCGCCCAAGGGCCGTTCAGCGTCCATCACTGCGTACTCGATGCGCCCGGACGGCCGCGGACACGCCGAGGTGGTGGCGAACCGGCCGGGGACCGCGTGGGTGGTCCCGGCCGCGGTCCGGCTGGCCCACCTCCACGAGCCGCTGGTGTGGGTGGTCGATGGTAAGGGTCCTGGCTCGTTCCTGCCGGGTGCG